CTGGCAATGTCCGGCAGTTTGGTGCGGCATCGACGCCAGAAGGCTTCCGGTGGATGTGGAACACCTTCGGCAGCGATGAGGCTAAGCAGCGGCCAGACCGGCAGCTCATCAAGATGCGAACTGCGGACAATCCGCATTTGCCGCCGGACTTCATTGAGCGGCTAGAGGCCAACTACGACCCAAGCCTGCTGCGTGCGTACCTTGACGGTGAGTTCGTCAACCTGACAACAGGGCAGGTATATGACCGCTTCGATCGGGCGAAGCATGTCACAGCCACAGTGCCGGACATCAGCCGCGAGCCTATGCGCGTTGGCATTGACTTCAACGTGGGCAACATGTCTGCAGTGATCGCCGTGCGGCTGAACAACGGCCTATTGGTCATCGACGAGATTGCAGGCGCCCATGACACTGACGCCTTGGCGCAAGAAATCCGCCGCCGGCACCCGCAGCAGCAGATCTACATCTACCCCGACGCCAGCGGTGGCAGCCGCAGCACCAACGCAAGCCAGACCGACATCCAGATCTTGGAGTCCTACGGCATGTCCAATCAGTCACCACGCAGCAATCCGCCAGTGCGTGACCGGGTAGCAGCCGTGCAGGCGCTGCTGGAGAACGGCAAAGGGCAGGTGCGGTTGCAGGTGGCTCAAAGCTGCCGTCGCGTGATTGAGTGCCTGGAGCTGCAGTGCTACAACGACAAGGGCGAGCCGGATAAGGACGCTGGGTTTGACCATATGAACGACGCGCTCGGCTACCTGGTGTGGCGTGAGTTCAACCCGTTGCACGCTGGCGCTGGCCGGGGCACCGGGGTCAGGCTTTACTAAGGTTGACCACGGCGGCAAACGCTGGTATCTTGTGCGCACGGCCGCCAAAGCCGCCCTACCACTACCATCCCAACCATGGTCACCAATCGCTGGATCAACCGCTGCGCAGCCTTGACGCTGCTGTTCATGATGTACGCCGTCGGCATCAGCGTCGGTCGTGATCAAGCCGCCGAGGCGCATCACAATCACCCTGCCTGCCATCAAGGACTGAAGCCGTAAACTGACACCATTGTCAGCAGCTAGCGGTCGTGTATAGCGGGTACAACTTTTACGACCGGCCGCTAGCGCAGCGCACCGTATCGAAGGTCAGCGACCCCAACACTGCTTGGTACGCGCAAGAGCCGCATTGGCTGCTAATTGAGGACCTACTGCAGGGCACCTACGGCATGCGCAAGAAGCATCGCCGTTACCTGCCGCAAGAGCCACGAGAGCTAGACGAGTCTTACGACAACCGCCTAGCCCGTAGCGTTTGCCCGCCGTATTACATCCGCCTTGAACGCATGCTGGCCGGCATGCTCACCCGCAAGCCCGTCCGACTGGATGACACCGCTGACATCATCCGCGAGCAACTGTTCGACGTAGACCTGCAAGGCAATGACCTCAACGTTTGGACCTATGAAGCCGCCCGCAAGATGGTCCGTTATGGCCACGTTGGCACATTGGTGGATGCACCTGCTAATGGGGGTCGTCCCTATTGGGTGACCTACACGCCCCGGCAGATCCTTGGCTGGCGCACCGAGACACAAGAAGGCCGGCAGGTGTTGACCCAGCTCCGGCTGGCGGAAGTCGTCACCGTCCCCGATGGCGAGTTTGGCGAGAAGGCCGTCGAGCAAGTTCGTGTCCTGACGCCTGGTGAGTATCGCATCCACCGCAAGCAGGACAGCGGTGAGTTCACCGTCGTCGATGAAGGCCGCACCAGTCTTGACAAAATCCCATTCAGCATTGCCTACGCGCAGCGCCATGGCTTCATGGAGTCACGCCCGCCGCTGGAGGACATCGCAGAGCTGAACCTCAAGACCTATCAAGTGCAGTCGGACCTCGACAACCAACTGCACATCTCAGCAGTGCCGATGCTGGCGTTTTACGGGTTCCCGTCAGCAGCAGAAGAAGTATCAGCCGGACCTGGCGAAGCGATCGCATTTCCCGCCGAAGGCCGCGCCGAGTACATCGAGCCTGCAGGCCGCAGCTTCGAAGCGCAGTTCCGCCGGCTAGAACAGCTTGCGTTGCAGATCAATGAGCTAGGACTATCGGCAGTGCTAGGCCAGAAGCTGAGCGCTGAGACCGCTGAGGCAAAGCGGATTGACCGCAGCCAAGGCGATAGCACCATGATGGTGATCGCGCAAAATATGCAGGACATGATCGACAACTGCCTGCAGTTTCACGCGCAGTACCTCGGCAATGCCACTGCCGCTGGCAGCGCTTACGTCAACCGCGACTTCCTCGGCGCACGCCTTGAACCGCAGGACATCACTGCGCTGCTGTCGCTCTACACCGCTGGCACCATCAGCCAAGAGACCTTGCTGCGCGAGCTAGCTGAGGGCGATGTGCTGGGCGATAACTTTGATGTAGACGAGGAGCTGGAGGCCACATCCAATGCGGGGCTTGATCTACCGTCTGCTGGACAAGCTGACAGACTGGCTAGTGGACCTGATGATCTGGATGGAGCCGAAGAAGCCCAGGAAGCAGGAGCTTGATTACACCATTTGTGAACTGCCTGATGAAGTGCTAGCTGTCATTCGGCTGACGTGGTACAAAAACGGCAAAGCTGATGAAGTGGATGAGCTGCGCATTATGGAAGACGGCCAGAACGGTTACGACGCCTTCGCTGCAGCAGTGCAGGGCGCATTAACCCGTGGCGCCAATGTAAGCATCAGGTCGCAATATCGCCCTGAGCAACTTGGTGTCATCTAATGGCCACACCAGAAGCGCTATACCGCAATGCCATCGACCTGAATAGGTTCAGCAATAGCGTTGCGCGGCGCATCATCAATGCCTACAACGACATCATCATCGATGCAGTTAATCAACTGCGGACGATTGATGAGCTGGCTGCGCCGGTCAAAGCTGCCAGGTTGCGGGCGATCCTGGCGCAGCTAAAGGACAGTCTCGGCACCTGGGCAGGTGATGCAACGGAGATCACGGCAACCGAACTGCAGGGCATCGCGCAGTTGCAGTCTGAGTTTGTGGCTGAGCAGTTGCGACGTGTATTACCTGCTGGCGCTCGTGATGCAGTGCGCACCGTTGAGATCAGCCCGCAGTTTGCCGAATCTGTGGTCACGACCGACCCGACACAGCTCAACGTGGTAGCGCTCAGTGATGACCTGTTTGCTGCAGTTCAAGGCGCACCAACGACGTTTAACCTGACCGCTGCGCAAGGCGCCACGATCACGCTGCCTAATGGTGAGGTGGTGTCCAAGGCGTTCCGTGGCATCGCCGTAGACCAAGCCGAGCGGTTCTCGCAGGTGGTGCGGCAGGGGCTGCTAACCGGCGAGCCGACGCCTGCCATTGCTAAGCGGTTAATCGGCAGCCTGCAGTTTGGCGAGGAGGCAAAGACCGTCAAGCAGCTCATCGCTGCAGGCGGGCAGGCAACAGCAGTGGCGGATAACCAGGTCATCGCCTTGGTGCGCACCAGCATCAACCAAGTGGCCAATACCGCCAGCCAGCAGGTCTACGAGGCGAACCAGGACATCACACCTCGCTACCGATACGTCGCCACGCTTGACACCCGCACCAGCGCGATCTGCCGAGCGCTTGATGGCCGTGAGTTTGAATATGGCAAAGGACCAACGCCGCCGCAGCACTTCAACTGCCGCAGCACGACCGTGCCAGTGATTGATCCAAGCATCTTGCCGCCATCAACTGCAGCCAAACGCGCCAGCATTGATGGCCCTGTGCCAATCAATGAGTCCTACGGCGACTGGCTTGCTAAGCAGCCGCTGCCGGTCAAGGCAAAAGCACTTGGTGCCAACAAGGTCGCATACTTTGACAAGCTGTCGGCCAAGTACGGACCCAAGGATGCCATCGCCAAGCTGGTCCGCGACGATGGGTCAGAGCTAACCTTGGATCAGTTGCGGGCTCGATACGGTGGCCAAGAAACCAACTAAGGCAGACAGAAAAGTCGCCAAGGTGATGGGTGAGTACAAAGCTGGCACGCTGCACAGCGGCAAGCCAGGCCCCGGCAAAGGCCCTACGGTCAAGAGCCGCAAGCAGGCCATCGCCATTGCATTGTCCGAAGCCGGCAAGTCCCGCAAAGGTGGCAAAAAGAAATGAAACGCGGCGACCGGGTTAGCTGGAACTACCAAGGCAGTCGTACCTT